GCGGTGGCTAGCCAATTTGAGTGGGTTAGAGAATACACTTCCGGTTGACAGGGTCTTAGGATCCTGCTATAATACACACATAGACAGCAACACACACTAGGAGCAGAAGATGACAGTAATAACAGTAGCAGCGATGATAGAGGCATTGAGCCGTTTGCCCGGCGACGCAGAGTTGGTAGTGACCGAAAGCGGTTATTACTGCTATGGCGAATTCGCAACGATCATGTTGCCAGAGCCTTACACACCGGACACAGAAGAGAATGTGCCCACTGTGATGTACCGCATTGGTCACAGTCACCAATCTTACTAAGGAGCAGACAATGGCCTCATATATGGACGCAGTGGCTGGTAACCACACCAGCCAACCTAACTATGACCCACGGCATGGTGGCCCCTATGATCGGGGCAGTGCCGACAGTTACTACGGTCGTGGATATCATCCGCACTACTTTGAAGGTGCCACAAGCACCACACCTCGTGTGGACTTGGAGAACATGACTGCCGCTGAGATCACAGCCTACACCGCAGGCTTCAACGACAATGAATCGTTTGGTGAGAAAAAAGATTGGGGCAGTGACAAATAAAGGTTGACAAGGCTGTCTATGTGCGTTATAATACACACATAGACAGTTAGGAAAGAGTTAGAGGTTACCTGCATCGTTAGGTGAGTGATGGGATTATGGGTTTGAGCCCCGCCTTAGCAGGCTACTCCTCCACTTACAAGATGGCAATCCGCAAGGAGAAGCAGACGAAATAGGCAGGCAGTAATGACGGCGATTGATCTGAGAGTAGCTAGCTCAGAATTGATCAGCAAAGTTCCTCTAACTTTTTCCTAACTGGAGCACATGATGGCAATCGTACACAATGTTCAAGTCTACCCTATCTATGCTTTCCATGTGAATGATCACAAGGTGCTCGGAGAGGAAGAGTTCAAGACCCGTGAGGATGCACTCATGTGGGTGGAATCCTACAATCGACATCGTGACGTCTGGAACATAAATGGCTGGCTTGAGGAAGGCAACGGCGTCGTTGCTGTCTACACTGGTGCCATTGATACGGTCTCTGGTGAGAATCTGTAAAGACCCTTTGGTTGACAAGGACATTGTTTCCTGCTATAATACACACATGAACAGCAACACACTGGAGCACACAATGGAAACAATGAACCGCTTAGAAGAACTGCAATGCATCTTCTGGGATATGTACAAGGATGCCTACGGTTTCCGCCCACGTGGCATCGACACATCCGCTTGGGATGAGTCCCAGTTCAACACAGAGTTTGACTACCTGGAACAGGTGATCGGTGAAAACGAACGCAATCGTAAGATTGCCGAGCACCAGGCAGCACATGCCTTTGAGATGCGTGTCCAATCTATCCTAGCCTGCGGTGCTAAGGACCGTGAGATGGCCCTGCGTTGGATCCACGAAGCAGAAGGTTCTAACGGTGACGACGAGTTCCTGTGCTACCTGGTTGGCTTGCCCTATCGCTACTTTGTGGTTGACAAGGCTGCTGTTTGACCTTATAATACATACTTACACACTAAGGAGAACAGCATGGGATATCGCGTAATGGACACCGTAGATCGTATGCGTGACAAGTATGGTCCACGCAAAGGACTCGAAGGACCGTTCAACTTCTCAGGTCGTGTTCTGTACTACGACAACAAGGAAGGCATGTACTACGATCCCACTACTGACTTCTACGTAGAGCAAGAGGAGATGGACATGCTCAACACGGCGTTCATGGACATGTTTCGCAAGGCCGGTGCCCTGTGATCGTCCTACAAGAGACCACCCGGTGGCCCGATGGGCAAGGTGGCAATCACATCTACATCTTCAAAGGCAAGCCCGGAGAACGAAGTGCAAGTGCCGTGGCCTACGTGCCACAAGGATCTAACAGGGTCTTCAAGTTCAAGACACCCTTGGTACTTGACCTAAAAGGCCGGACATTCAAACCGGTTGACTGAACCCTAGAACCCTGCTATAATACAATTTTAGGAGCAAACGATGAAACTAATTACCGGACTAACCCACAAGCAAAAGGCCCTATGCGACATCATGTGGTCTCTAGAGGAATACAATGCTGTGGAAGCATTCATTGCTACCTTGCCTAAGGCAGAACGACTTGAGTGCCGCTCGTTAATACAGTTGATGATCATGGCCTTTGCCGATGAGATCACTGAGGTCAATGAGGCAAAAGAAATGCTTGACCAGTTCCGCATTTAGTGTTATAATACATTTTTAGGAGATAGAGATGCAACTGTTAAAAGAAACACTAGACTTTGCCATTATTGTAACTGTGGGCTCGCTTTGCTTGTTGCCTGTAGGTTACGCTATCGTATACATATTTTTGTAAGAGGTCAATATGAAAGAACTAACCCTGGCCCTGGCAGCGGCCCTAGTAGGCATTGCCACCCTGCTGTTCCTATCCTTTGTGCTATCATGGCCTGTGATGATGCTGTGGAATGGCTGCTTCGTTGGTGCCATCGACGGCGTTAAAGAAGTCACATGGCTACAGGCTTGGGGACTACAGTTCCTATTTGGCCTGCTGTTCAAATCCACCCTAACCACTAAGAAGGATTGATATGTTCTGGGCAATAGCACTCATTGGCATAGGAACCACAGCACCCAGCGTGACCTATGTGGGGCAGTTCCAGGAGCAGGCCACATGCCAGGTGGCTCTTCAGGATCTACAGAAGCAGGGGTTCAAATCCACCTGCGTTCAACTACAAGGGGCGAGTTCAACAACCAAGAAATAACCTTACCGCTAGCAGGGTTATTAACAGCACACTTGACAGGTGTGCTGTTCTGCGTTATAATACACACATAAACAAAAAGGAACTATATGTATAGCAAACGCAAATTAAGTAACGGACTAACACGTTGGGAAATGTTGTATAATATTAAAATGGAATACGACACTAATAGTGCTTGCTACAAAATGACAGACGAGCAGCTGGTTGCTACTTATAACGAGCTGTTTAACTTTACACAAAAAGACTTGACAACAGCAGACTAAACTGCTATAATACACACTTAAACACTAAGGAGCAAAGATGTACAAACTAAATGCAACACTGCACACAAGCGGTGGCGGCTATTGGAGCAACACTAAAGCGGCTGTAGAGATTACGGCATTGCAATTAAGCTATACAAACGACGAACTAGACTTTGGGGAGTTGCGTGTACGTTTTAATACAGCTACATGGGACACACACAAGCTAGGACTTATATATACAGACAAACAGTTTATGAGAGAGCTTAAAGAGCTGCTTACAGCTAAGGGCTTTGACGCTAGCGATGTAAGCTACAGCGAGCAGGGTATGCAGGGGGATACTTACGTTAGCTGCGACGTGGGAGAACGTTTTATTAATACATTTATGCAAAACGCATAACCCTTAAGGCTGTAGGGTTATTAGCAGCACACTTGACACGTGTGCTGCTTTGCGTTATAATACACACTTAAACACTAAACAGGAGCAGTTATGCAAACACTAGCAAACACAACTACAGTTTTAAACATTGTAAATAAAATTGTAGGGGAACGTGCAAAATACGCAGACAGGGGCGTAAACAATACACGTTTACTAGCGTGGGATATTAGCTACAGCGAAAACGTAGACGTACTAGTAAAAGAGATAAAAGACTTGTTTGCACTTGTGGGCTTTACTAACAGAGTTAAAGCAACAACAAGCGCATATAAACACAACTGGAGAGAAGGCGGGCGTACATACTTACGCATTAACGCAAGCTACAACAAATAGTAGAGTAAAGTGAAAGGGCTTTGCAACACAGGTTGACAGCAGAGCCCTTTAGCGTTATAATACACACATAAACAAAAAGGAACACATATGAAACACTTAGTAATTGTTGCACAGTTTGCAAAAGACAGCGGAATGTCCCTAGTACAAACTATTAACTATTTAGGGGACAATTTTGAGGAATTGGACGCGGAACTTGCAAATGCATACGAGCTTACATACGAGGAACTTATGCAATTTGTAGAAACCCAGACAGCCTAAGGGTTATTACTAGCACACTTGACAAGTGTGCTGTTCTGCGTTATAATACACACATACACTAAACGGAGCACTAGATGAAACAAGTACTTGAAACTAAAGAGGCGGGACGCTTTGCTATCGCCGCAGTCTTAGACGCTCAGCGTCGTAACACTAACAACAAGAGCCTCTACACACAAGAACAAATCCGCAAGGCCCTGAGTGTGCGAGATCTGCTAGACAGTGCCTTTTCCTACAAGAATCTCTACATTAACTACCGCAAGAAGTTTATAGCAGTTAAAGCAGAGGGAGCCCGTGCTAAAGATACCTTTGCCCTTGAGGTTGTTTTGGGCTTTGAGGCCAGCGGCCACAGTGTTGTTGCTACACAACAGGGCATCATTGTTAGACTTGACAGTGCCGCTGTTTGAACTTATAATACTTACTTACACACAAAGGAGCTAGAAATGGAACAAGCAATCGTCAACGCCGCTATCCGCGAAGCCCAACAAGCCGCCGCCCAGGCCGCTCAGGACTACATCACCAAACACGGTGAAGATTGGTACTGCGGCTTTGCCTGGGTTAACGTCTACGAGAAAGGCTCAACCAAACTGGGCCGCGCATTGATCAAAGCAGGCTTTAAGAAAGCCTACGGTGGCGGCCTGCAATGGTGGAACCCAAGTGGCCACGGTACCCAAAGCATGTCAGTGAAAGAAGCAGGTGCCTATGCGGCTGCAAAGATTCTAAAAGAACGTCTGGGTGTCACAGCATACGCAGGCGGTCGGGCAGATTGAACATAGACAGGGAGGCGACTCCCTGTTACAATAACACTTTTAAACAGAAAGGCATACTATGGCAACCAAAGCATCTATGAAACCCAGCAAGGCAACTAACCTGCTTGAGTTTGACGCAGACGCTATCAAGCGCAGTGAACAGGCAGTGGCTAAAGAAACAGACCAAGAGATCCTCCAACGACTAGGCGAACGTTTTGAGATCCTCGACGAGATGACCAAGGCAGTGCGCCAAGGCGACATCCGTGCTATGATCGTCAGTGGCCCTCCGGGCGTGGGCAAGAGCTACGGTGTTGAAGCTCAACTGCAAAAGGCAGACCTGTTCAATACGCTGGCAGAGAAGAAGCCCAAGTTTGAGATCGTCAAAGGTGCTATGAGTGCCTTGGGTCTCTACGCTAAACTATATGAGTTCAGCGGCGAAGGTAACGTGGTTGTGTTCGACGACTGCGACAGTATCCTTATGGAAGACCTCAGCTTGAACATCCTTAAAGGTGCATTGGACAGCTCCACTCGTCGCTTCATTGCTTGGAACACTGACAGCCGCCTGTTACGTAGTGAAGGCATTCCAGATCGCTTTGAGTTCAAAGGTGCTGCCATATTCATCACCAACATCAAGTTCGAACACGTAAAGAGCAAACGTCTGCGTGATCACTTAGATGCCTTAGAGTCACGTTGCCACTACATTGACCTGCAAATGGACACAAACCGTGAGAAGATCCTGCGTATCAAACAGGTCATCCAACAAGGTAAGATGCTGGAACGCTTCGACTTTGAAGAGTGCCAGAAGGACGAGCTCATTGAGTTCGTAGAAGCTAATCAACTCAAGTTACGTGAGCTCAGCTTGCGTATGGTGCTCAAGCTGGCAGACCTGCGTCGAGGTTTCCCTAACAACTGGCAAGCGATGGCCAAGACTACATGTATGAAACGACTATGAACGAAACACTACAACGAGCAGCCATCGCACTAACACTGGGCTTGGCCCTGTATGCCATGGGCCATAACATAGACAGCTGGGAGTTCTGGGCAGTAATGGCCATGCTTTGGACCAGCAACTACCTAACCTACAGAGACGGTGTAGAGTCTGGTGTGGCCACTGCTGTAGAGATGTGGGTGGACATGACTGAAGAACAGCGCAAGGACATGATCGAACTGGTAATCAAAACACGGGCAGAAGACTAATGACTACATGCACATACATAGGCTCGGGCCCACGCTGTACACATCCTGCACTAGAGTCTAAGAGCTACTGTAGTGATCACTACGCTGTAGTCTACAAGGTAGGCAGCGGTAAGCAGCGTAAGAAGGATACCCTACAGGCGCAGCGTACACGCTTGGTCCAGCAACTGTTCTACGAAGCCATGGAGCAGTTGGAAGCAGAAGGCTTTGATGTCTATGGTGAATCAGAATTGATCCAACATGAAGAGATCAAGGAGTTTGATGAATAGGCCGGTGGGGTGGTCCCCCCTGGGGGGCCGGCCGGGGGGTGGGGGGCTTGTAAAAAGTTTGGCAGCACACAAGCAAGCAGCAAGCATTCCGCAAAAAGTTCAAAATTTCTAGGTCGAGTTAGACTAGATCACCAGGGGCCGAGATCTCTGGACCTATTAAAAATTGCGCTACAGTTTTTTTAGGGCTAGTATAGAAATTCTGGGCACATATAAGAAATAGTTATTTTATGCTTAGAATCCATTTTACTAAAATTTTTGCTTCGTCTGGGTTTACTTGACTATTAGCTGGCATGGGCATTGTTCCCCAAACTCCACCACCCCCTGCCATAATTTTTTTACTCAATCTATCTTCAGCAAGCGTATCGTTTTTATATTTTGCAGCAACATCTTTATATGCTGGTCCAACCAGTTTAGAATCAATTGCGTGACAAGCCAAGCAATTTTTACTTTGCGCCAGTGTTTTAGGATCAACTGCATATACAGTAGTAGTCAAAGACATGATTAGTATTGCTGATGTTATTAACTTTTTCATAAAATACTCCTTAGTTGCATTAGTATATATTAAAAAAGGTTGCCGAAGCAACCTTTTTGGTGGTTTCTGTTACGAGGTATTTCCTACCCTAAGCGGCGTTTAGGCTGCTAATGCGTACTGTTCGTCGTTTGCGTTTACGTTTTTTTAGTTTTAACATCTACTCTGATGTGCCGTCCACTCTGTTACTTGTTGCCCTGTCGAAACTATGCAGGCCCATTATAAACATACTGTTTGGAACTTTTATTATGAGTATTGTTTGCTCATTCACCAGTAGACAATATGTTTATGGTGGACCTGGGGGGATTCGCACCCCCGTCCAGAACACTTTTCTCTTTGCTTCATACAGCAATAACTTCTATTTATCACCAAGTTTTCTTAGCAATCCAATGTTGTAGCTCTTGTACTCGCCAAGCCAGTCCCCAAGGCAATGTGAAAAATATCTTGTTACCATTAGGAGTGTACATAGTTTTGCCATCATTATCAACACCCATCAATCCTATAAACATATCATCTCCTCTAACTCAATGTCTCACAGCAAACATACTGCTGATCATTGCTCTTACTAAAACTAAATCACTTTCACATGTGACCACTATAGGCTCATCAAGATCTTCATCATCTTCCCAAGCTGCTTGTGGAAACTGTAAAAAAGTAAAGATGGTTCTGAAGGTCACAGTCCTACCTTGTGTGTAGGCCATTTCTATCACGTCCACTATGGAATTTACTACCTGTTGAGTTTTAAAATTTAGTGGAGTCATCACAGTATATATTTATTTAGATAACACGTCAACACCCATCAATCCTATAAACATATGCGATCCTTTTAATCGTTGTTAGATGATATTGTAATCACCATGGCAATAACACCTGCCAAACAGGCAAATAGTATCCATGACTGGACCAGCACACTGACAAACACAGCCAATGCCCACATTAATGCCAATGAGCGTGTACGTTGTTCAGGGGTTTCCATGGGCACATCATGTCTAGGCGCATATTGCGTTTGATTTCCGCCATTCAGTGCTGCCATCTTTTCTTGATGTTCAGTACACCAAGGGCATTGACCGTTATGGAATAGTCTAGGCGGTCTAAAGTACGCTCTACCGCAAGTTGGGCATTGTAGGGTGTCAGTCATAGTATACATAGTATATTATCTTGGATTAGTACTAATAGCAGTAGTTTATTAACGATTAAAATATTTTTTGCGCCAGTCGCTGCGCTCTTCTATATAGGGTGCCGGGCAATTACTTCTTTCGTTTAACAGCTTTTTTAGCGGCTCGTTTAGCCATGGCATTCAAGCTACGTGGTTTAGGTGGTTTCTTACCTTTAAGGATTTGACTTACTCTACGTGGGCTGGGCATATTTGACTCCTGGATAAATGATATTGTTAATAAAAGTCGTCCGTTTGATTAAGTTGTTTTAGAACTTCTGTAATAGATTCACTGACTTCCCAAGTACCGTGGGGTGGACAAAATATAAAAGTTACCGCATCTAAACTTCCATCATCTCTAGGCACCGTGGCATTATGCACTGTGACTATCAGATCTTTACGGATACAAATTGTGTTGCCTTTGTGCGCCAGGCTGGCGTTGGTTAATTTTAAGTACATAAGTTATTATAACTTGAGTTAACAAATTAATCTACCAGTTTGGCAAATAATTTTTATTAACCACTAATTATTGACATTTTGTATAAGTATGTATATAATTTTAAAAAGTATATTTTATGCTACATCGAATAAAAGACGCCTCTGATCCGTTAGTTCAATTAATAAGAGACGATCCTGTTCGTCCTGACATACCCATATCTTTTAGATTAGGTGATAACAGTAGCATATATGTATTGCTCAGTGATGATGAATATGCGTTACCATTAGCGGTAGTATGTGTATGTCACAAGGATCAAGTTCCGAAATCTGTAGAAGAACTAATGGCAGAAAATGCATCTAATAAAAATGTTGCTGTATTTTACACCATTTGGAGTTATAAGCCAGGTGCGGGGCGTAAACTTATCAGTGAAGCATGTAAGTACATTCGTAGTAGCAATACGGACATCAAAAAATATGTCACATTAAGTCCGCCCACTGAAATGGCCAAGATCTTTCATCTACGCAATGGAGCACAAGTTCTCAATATAAATAATGATACTGTAAACTACAGTTATGACTAATGTGACCTAATGCTGCTCTACATTCTAGTATATTCGGAAGAATATTGTAATGAATTTGATGTACTAGATTGTGCTCGCATATACCAACAAGCGTTCGGGGGACAACTATATTTGGTGGAGTTACCAGATAAATCTAAACGCTCCAAGAAGAAAACAACATAGTTTTACCTGATTTAATAATAAATAGTCATTATAACTCAGGAAATCATAATGGCTATTCAAATTATCAATACTGGCTCAACAGCAAATGCAGGAGATGGCGATAGCCTACGGACAGCTTTTAATAAAGTTAATGCCAATTTTGCATATTTAGGCAGCTCTAGTGGTTCAGGTTCCCGAGGTTATACAGGTAGTACCGGTACACAAGGCGTTATTGGATTTACAGGTTCAAGAAGCACTGCTACTGGATATACCGGTTCAGCAAGTACGGCACGTGATGGTGGAGCCGCAAGTGGAATGGCTGCGGCTGGATTCAGACCCACATACTACAACCCAACAACTGGTGAGTTTGTCTACGCCAGCTCATAAGTTTTAATCAATAAAAAAAGTCCATGGACTTAACCATGGACTTCATTAAACTTTTTCAAAGCTAGCTGCCTAGCTAACCATAATCTAAATACTATGTGATCACTTAGATCTTCATCTTGAAGATCACATTTGTCATCACATAGTATTAGAGTCGGGCGACGATATGCAACCTGAAAATCAATGTCATCATATCCATCATCGTCGCTGTCGTCTAGTTCGGAAGGATTACTTCTTAGCTGGTTCAACAGCCTTTGTTGTGGCCGAGGTAGCAGGTGCTTCACTTTTGACAGGCGTCACTTCTGCCTTCTTGTGATCAGCCTTTTTATGTTCAACTTTCTTTTCTACCTTTTTTGCAGGTGTTGCAGGTGCAGCAGCAGGTGTTGCAGCAGCAGTGGCAGCAGCAGCAGTGGCAGCAGCAGGTGCAGCAGTCTTAGCAGGTTCAGTAGCGAAAGCAGCGGTTGCTACCAAAGTAGCGATAAGAGTAGCAATTGTTTTCATTTGAAGTTTCCTTTTAAAGTTAATGAAATTTATGCTTGACATTATCAATCTTTTTACATGGTCCAGATCGTCTTTCATCACAATTAGATAATCTCCAATCATAACTAGTGGGCAAATACTGTTCCAAAAACGGTTCGGTTTTATCCTCTACCGGTTTATCGTAGTCAGGTTGTTTTTTGTCTTGCATATATATATAACGCGGCAGCAGACAGTTTAGTTGACAAGTATTTTATTAATTTTTCCCAAAGCTACATAACTATCATGTTGCTCATTTAAAGACAAGATTGATATATTGAAATACTGAAACATTTGCAAAATGAGTTGACTATCAAACACATGTTGATGTAAACAACGATTTTCAATATTTTTCAAAGAACGGTTAACAAAGTTCAAAAACGTGCCGGCTGCTGGATCCATAGGTAGATCATGTAATTTCAATATTTCTTCCAAATGGGTAAGATCCGAGTCATCAACATTATTATTCAAATCTTCAAGCAAATGATTAAATGTAGTAATCGGACGATTGTGATCAAAGTTGCTTTCTTTTTTTGGTAATACTAAAAATAAAGAACCGCCAGGTTTGAGAACACGTATCCATTCTTGAATTGCTTTAAATGGATTGGCCACATGCTCTAAGTTGTGCGATGATAATACTAAGTCATAACTATTATCAGCAATTGGATGTAGGTCAGTGGCTTCGCAAATATAAAGATCACCACTCTTACCTTCTCCATAATGGAATTGGCCTTGACCGACATTTTGATGTTGTTGCCAAACTGTATTAGCACTAAAATTTACACCGTCTAATGAATTAATGGATTGATAGATTTCGTGCAGTCCCCAACTAGGTCCACCGATCTCTATGGCTTTCATCCCACGGAAATATTCTTGATATGTCATATAACCTATATTTACAATGTCGATTAATGACTAACTAGAAATATGATTATTTTATACTCAATTCCTGATCATGCAAGTTACCTATTAAATGCATGAGTTTTTCTACTATTTTGCTGTTACGCAGGGTCTTATATACCAGGTTAGGAACCCCTAGTTCTCCGGTCTGTTTTAGACCTAATTTGCGGTAATCTCGTAGCATTTTCATTACTTTTCTAGCAATTTCGAGGTCGTTTTCCTTCAGTGTGTGACCTATGACTACTGACCATATTTTGCTCATACGTAGTACTTCGTCGGTATCAATTTCTTCTGTTTGCTTTACGGGTTTAGTTTTCCAATTGTGAGTACCGATACTGTAACTTGCACTAACTGCCGGGTGATCCAAATCTTCTACATACAATTCTACAGGTATTCCGTGTATAGTAATATCATATTGTTTTTTATATAACAAACGTTTAGCATCAAACAATTCAGCCGCTTCACGATCACATTGTACTGTTTTAAAATCTATAATAATATGTAGATCCAAATCGCTATGTTTTGTATAGTAAAAACTAACTTGCCCACCAGTTATTACTAGATCACCCACTTTAATAGGAACACCGATATATTCAATAAAATCTTTGGCAATTTTTATCAAAGCATTATTGACTTCGGGTTTTAGCTTATCTCCGTTCCATATTAACGGATTAAGGGTGTCGTGTGATTCGACGCCAAGATTAAATTCTGGAAGATGCATCAAGATATTTATCAGTTAGTATATCTTAAGCAAAGCTCGTTAGCATATAGTTCCGTTTTTACAAGATTAGTTTGTTTAGACGCTAGGTCTAATAATGATAACAATGACACATCTTTTGTTGAATTAAGTTCTGCTTGTTTAGCTTGATTAATTAACATATTAATTTGTAAAGAATCATCTCTTCTTGACAACAAATCTTTACTAGCGTTATGACGTTTTGCCAATTTACTAGCAGCACATATTGCATCTCGAGCCAATAAATCATAACGAGTGGGTTTAAATTTTTGTATACCACCAATCAAGGGCGGTAATCTATCTCCTAATATTCCTCGAGATAATGCACGCCTCATAGGAGAATGCGCTATGTAAATTGATCCGTCTGGACCAACACTAGATACTGACATAGTTTCTTCTCTACCTTCAGAAAACCATCTTAATTTTCCAGTTTCTCGATCAAGCAGCCCCATACCAAATTTTGTCATAATACCGGCCTTGCCTAATTTTCTACCAGCAGCAATTCCTATCAGAATACCATTAGCTGTGATAGTTGCAGAAATTCCATTAAGATTATCAAATCCTGGATATGCGTCAAGGGTTGCTTTCCAAACTATACTTGCTGAATTGTCATTATTATGTAATTTTAATATATGTTCTCTATTCACTACATACATCTCGTTACCATCTGCCGCTACTGCAATAGATGCTGCTACTTGCGTACCGACATTAATACGCCATACTTCTTTAAGACTCGGATCGAGAGCAATAACATTTCCCGTATCATCTGATATTACTATTAATTTACTATCGGCCGATACAGTGGGAGTTGCGCCCGATCCTCCTGAAAAATAAAAATGATTAGTTATTTGTAAAGTTTTTTCTTTAGTAAGAGTTAATCGATATATAGCGCCATTATTTGATATATCGTCAACTTTCCCATCGTTCTCGTCCGGTGCAGTAGCAGCAATAATGATACTATCATCCTTGGGATCTACAGCAAAATAGTTAGCAACTTTTACATTATTTCCAAATATTATATCTAGAAATGTATTAAATAAATTGTCAATTTTAAATTGTTTTAAAAGTTCTGCATTTGCTTGGTTGGCTAAAAATTTAGGAATACGTAATTCTGTTTTAGCAGCAGGTGATCCTGGTAATTGAAATGGCGGTGTTAAAGATTTTCCGGTGTGTCTATCTAAAATAATAACTTTTCCATCAATACTTACCGTAACTAATGCATCGGCATTAGGTAGATAATTCATTCCCCACATATGCATTTGCCAAGTTGAGCCAGCGGGCGGCAAGCCTATATTAGTAGGTACGCTCCATATTATACTTCCATCAGTACGTAATGCCATAGCAGTAGTATATGTAATATGATATATTATTTGTTGTCCTGAATGAGCAGGATCATTAAGTATTAACGGGGCACCACTGCCAAATCCTTTTCCAGAAATTGCCCAGCGGCGTTTTCCTGTTATACTATCTAATGATACAAGTGATATATTCTCAGTAGTAACAGTTGGTGTAAAATATAAATTACCAGAATTGTCAAATGTTGGACCTTCGGCAATAAATGCATCTGTTTCTGAAATCCAATCTGGTTCAAAAGTAGGAGCGATTGCCGTCCATACTTCGTCACTATTAGAAGTAGATACATGCATGGTATGGAATGCATCAGGCAAGGGTATTATAGATGAAGTTTGTAATGATGCACTACGATCACCAGTCGGAGACCACTGGGATACTTCCGGGACCGTAAATTCTCGAGCAATAGGAGTTGCTACTAACCAGGTCCAAAATGTAAAACAACAAATTATAATTATCAGTAGAATTTTAAGAAAGCGCATATTAAGTATGTATATAACCAGATATTTATCATGCATATTTAATTTGAAATAACTATTAGTTAAATATAACTATGATTGAACAAAACTATCGGGGGTATCTGCTTGCATCTCATCCTAAACGGATAGATCCGTACCTTCGAAGAAGCACAGTATTAATCATGGAACACGGTCCAGCAGGTGCTATCGGGTTGCAGATTAACAAAAACTATAGTAATCTTACCCTAAAAAGTGTAATGGAAAACATAGGGCTATCCTTGCCAAATTCACAAGATTATCCATTATATAACGGCGGCCCTATACATACAAATAGGATTCATGTAGTGCATACACTTGATTGGTACAGCCCTACAACTGTTAAATTAAATGATAAAATTGGTGTTAGTAAAGACATAAGCATACTAACTGCACTAGCTAAAGACGACGGCCCTGAACATTTTAGGACCATAGCAGGTTATACTAAATGGTTACCAGGACACCTAGATGGTGAGATTGTAGGAGAAGATCCTTGGTCCATTAATCATACGTGGACATTTATACCATCGGATATTAATACATTATTTGGTCTTGACGATATTGATCAATGGCACCGAGTAATTTCAGAAAGTGGAAGATTACAAGTCTCCCACTGGTTTTAATCGCGCTCGCTATTTAAACCAGCAAGTATAGTTCTAATATCCCCTACCTTAGAACCCTTGTTAAATTTGTTAATACCTATTCCTTGGGTAGGATCTACGTCTGTAATTTCTCCAGTTTCTGGATCAGTAGTAGTTGATACTGTGCTAGTTCTCTTTAACCCATTGTATATACTATTTGATTTATTGCTTTGTTGACTCAGGCTTGATTCTTGTTCATCTTCTCCTAGGTCAGTAATACGTAGTGTTTCTAGATTAAATTCTAATTCAACTTTTTGTCCAACTCCAGAACTCGAACGTGTCTTCATAAACTGAATTTGATAACGTCCACGTTCCTTCATTGCTCTACTCGTAAAGATACCGATTACATTATCCGCGGTCATAATCTTACTCAATCCGCCCGAGATATGGCTGTGATCAAACTCAATTTCTTCAACTGCACTACGATTTAACTGACTAGCAGTTACAGTAATACATTGTGTTTCCATGGCTAAGTTTCTAATCTCTTCTGATACATACTTGTCTTTAACAAACAAATCACTTGGACTAACTTTAACACTTAGTGGCATCATCAAATCTAAATAGTCGATAAGAAGTACATCAGGTTTACATCCTTTTTTTACTTGATACTCTTTTAAATAAGCACGAATGTCATTACAATTCTTGCCCGATGGCATATACTTAACTTGTAAATGACCTGATCTCTTACCAAGAACTTTAACTTTTAATTCTACATCATCGATATTTTTAAATATTTCTCTAGTACCAATTCCTGTAGTCATGGAATCTAAACGCATCGCAACTAAACCTTCACTCAACTCAAATGTCAGATATAAAACATTTAGTCCCGCTAATGCCCAGTTTACACCCAAGTTTGCTAAGAACAAACTCTTGCCACCGCCTGAACCTGCACAGAATATATTCAACTCGCCTCTATTAAATCCACCATACAACTTTCTATCGATGCTAGGCCAGCCTGTACTAATTTGCCCATTACCGTCTTTGAGTTTAGTTAGACGTGCTCTCGGATCTTCAAAGTAATCTGTACCCATATCTTTGTTTAACGATATTTGTATAGCATCTTTGATCAGTTTCTCTACTGGACCGTAGTCACCTTTTTCTAACAAGTCTGCGCTATCTAAAATTGCTCTCTCAAGACCTTTATGTCGACTAAAATTTTCAAATTCATCCATTAGCCAATCATAGTTTTCTTTAGGCAATGCTACTGGTTGCAAGTCTATACCCACACTAGCATTAACAATACTGGCCTCTGGCATGACTTTATATTCATCAACATACTTATTAATGAAGTCAGCAGTATCTCTAAGACGTTGATCAAAATTAAGAGGATCAAAAATATTCTGGCAACGTGCAAATGTTTCGCCGTTGCTCATAAACATTTCTAGATATAGTTTTTGTATATCATAATTATAATTTGGTTTAGTCATAAAGTGCTTCTAATTTTTTCTTTAGTAGTTGTATTTTTATCTCGTTTTCTTCTCGATAACGCAATATTGTGAATAGAGTATATATCCTTCCATACTTTGCCACTGCATCTGCTACATCTTTAACATCATTCCATGGGGGTAAACTAACTGCCCAATTATGCTTTATAGCTGCTTGTATTAGCTTCAACCCAGCCTTATCCCTGTCAGGTACAACTATCACCTGTTTGCCCAGAGCGTTAATTCTAGCGCATTGGGTTTCGTTGGGCTCGTTATGCATGATTGCAACACCATCTATACCTATGGCATCAAACTGTCCTTCAACTACTATTATATATTCTCTGTCATTTTTTTGACGGTCTATATTGAATACATATCCTGGTTGGGCATCTGTAAGATACTTGGGTTTGCCTTCAGTGATCTTTCTACCAGTATATCCAACTATCTTTCCATCTTGATAGAAAGGTATAAGCAATCGATCCTTATATCCAGGAGCAGGAGTCCACATCCAATCATACCAATCTAAATCCATGCCTCTGCCGACAAGGTATTCAAATACTCGAACCATGTCTTCTTCAGCACCCGGCTTCCAAACTACTTGTGCCCAATCTTTGAGCAGCATGGAGCCTTCTGGGAGTTCACGTTCTTCTAAAGTAAAACTAATTGATTTTTTAGCAACAGGCTGATCATCTTTGAGTTTAAGTGCTATCAATCCAAGTTTAGAGATCTCAGTTTCTGACAAGCCCAACCATTTAAATAAACTTTTAGTATTCTTGGTTAGTAAATGTCCAGGTGCCCAACCTGCTTTAAAATTACAATTGAAACAGTGATATGTCCAGCCGCCTTTGGCTGTTAATAATATTCCGCCACGTTGACGTGTATCTTTACTATTACCAGTATGGATGCAACAGGGCGCATTGAAGCTAGACCAACCACTAGGAGTAGCTTTTCTTTTTGGAGGCAGTAGTGCTAACAGGGCATCCTGTATTTCATTCATGCACTATTTTAGCTTCTATATAAGATTTTGTCAAGAATTCCGGCTGTAGGGATATGTTTAATCCGCACATAGGAATACACACCGCTGAAGTTTTGGTATTTGATTCCAGATTGTCCAGTGTATGTTAAGGTCGCAATTGTACTATAATTTCCATTTGGTCCTGGATTATTATCTAATGTGCTTTGAATATAAATTGTTCCAGAATATCCTGTTAGATATAGTTGCATTGTATGTAATGCATCATTGCCATTGTATTCTGGATTTGCATATAAATTACCGCTATAGTATTCATAATTACCTGTACTAGGATTAATTATTCCATTAAATGTAGTAACTAATACACTATCTTTAAGAACTGGGTTTAAATCATTGTTAAGATGAATTGTTCCTGCCATACCGTAATATGTGTTAGTATATGCAGGAGTATAACTATTATCTTCATTATCCAAAACTCTAACTCCGTATTGATAACTAGTTCTATCCAAATCTAAAGTATCGCTTTCATTAAGAGTTAACAATGCTAATCCCTTAGTAGAAGTAGATCCGTTGTCAAGTACATCTAAATTTTTATTAATAATCAATCGTTGATTAATAGCATCAAACATACTGAATACAAATGTTTGTGTATTTGATATCCTAATTTTCTTCTGATCGCTATTCTTAAATTGAATTTGGATTTGATTTTTAATGCCTTTTTGTATTTTTAAATCTCGTTGATACATTATTCGGTTAACTCCTACTATATTGGCATCCATATCTAATATAATGTCGATTGTATTTGGATATAAATAGATTGGTAAATTCTGCATAAGGTATTTATTTTAATTACAATGAAAGATCAATTTCAAGAAAAGTTCCCGTTTATTTCCTGCGTAAAGTCTAATGAAAAAGAATATGTAGGCATTATTATCAATTTTGATAATGTTATTGCCAGTATATACGACATATCAATGATGATAGATGAGCAGGAGAAAGTAGTATTCTTAGAATTAGGGGAAATATGGTGGTGGGAAAGTAATCGTAGAATTCCTATCAATATTTTTCTTAAATCAGAAATGCAACTCTTTAAACCATTTATTAAAACATTTAATGCTAAAGAAGCATCATTGATGTTTGGACCTGCGGTTAATTTAAGTGAAATTGCAGAAAAAAGAGTTAAACGCAGATCAATCCAACTAGTAAGATCTGTTAAGAGTATCCGTAACTGAACTTTTCACAGATCAGATTTAATTGAACTATAATAACACTAGCATAGGAGATAGCATGAGCCTTTTTAAAGAAATAGGAATCTTCAGTTTTAGTCCATATTTCATCTTTGATAGACTGAAATCCGTTGGCCTTGCACATTGGGATGAGATGTTTTTTCCCAGGTCTGATCATAGCAAGGACCATGGCTAGTTCAATAATACTTGTTGGTTTTAATTCTCTAAGCAAGTTGTGATATCCGTTGATGTGGAACAATTGATCACATATATCTTTCTCATATAGTAAATCCCACAGTGGTTCGATATTAAGCAATTCTGTTAAATGTTTTTCATTCTTAACGTCTTTATATGCTGTAACATTAAGAAAATCTATTTTAAAATAGCCCCTATCCTCAGCAGATTTATAATCAATACTAGCAGTACCAGTTAACGGATTATATGGAATAGAGTGACAATATACACCTGTATTATGTTTTTTAAAAGTTCCATTATCATCAATCATAGCGGGAATATGTTTGATTATGTCAAGCACATTTTTTCTATCAGGAAAGTCTATATCTATGTCCATTATATTTGTTCAACCTTTACACCCGATGCTTCAAGAAACGTAATGCCACTAGTATCCCGATAAGACTCGCGATATAGAACGTGCCTAATACCGCTTTGGTATATAAGTTTGGCACACTCCATACATGGAGCGTGGGTAATAAACATAGTAGCATCCATACCGCTATTTGTACTTTTGGCCAATTTCGCAATAGCATTTGATTCAGCATGTAATACCTCTTGTTTAGTTTTTAGTTTATAACGACGAGTAGTTTCAAAACTTTCATTATCGTTCGCGCCTACTACAGTTTCTTCAAATGGCCACTGTTCGTAAATCTCTTCGGGATCGAGCCAACCGCCAGCACTACCACCCATGTATTCTTTGTTCTCGCAATTGTTATCCCAACCTGCAGGAGTCCCATTATATCCATAACTGATCACACTATCATCCTTGACAATGACCGCACCTACCTGTAATCGTTGGGCATGGCTAAGTTGGGCAGTACGAGTAGCCCAGTCCATGTACAGGTCAATAAATTTTTGTTTCATAATACAGGTGTAAATCTTTCTAAGAAACTTTCCACATAGCAACTATATTCTTGATCACTAGATTCTAGTCTATAATGAACCCACATATGCCCGTTTAATTCAATTGTATGTAATACAACAAATGTTTCGGTAATAGTAGCCCACCTACTTCCTTCTTTTGGTATTTTCATAATTCGCCGCTCTCTGCTAATTTCAACATTAGACTATAATGTTCGTAGGCTTTTTTCACTGCTGGATATTTGTTCTTAATATACTTCTCACGTTCTTTCAATTCAGTCATATGTTCAAACATTCTGTAATGACCGCGCTCATGTAAGTTATTATAAACTTCTGCTTCAAAGTCTGCAATACGTTCTAACTCACTCTCTGAAATTTCCACTGTTAGTAATCTTTCAGTTTCAAAGTTCATAGCATTCATTGCTGTTAATTCGTTATAGTCAGCAGGGTTGTTAAAATATTTCACATGCATACGTGTCATTTTATAGGCACGTTTGTTATCATCAATGACCTGCATATGATGATAGTTTACAAACTTTTGAACATTTTCTTGACTCATTTTATACCCGCTTCTTTTAGTATTTCATTTACTAACAACACATCAGCGGGAGATTCTTTAAATTTTTTCAACCAGAATTTAATATCAAACGCTGGAGATATCATAGCTAATTGCTCATCATTCATCTTACTAACCATATCTTTACCCGAGGACGAATTTAGTATTACCCAAGAACTAACTCTACCATTTAACATATCGTATACTGCTTTATTCAAACTAACCTGTGAAAAGTATTGTGCAAATTCTATATTATGCTCATCACCCCATTCCATCATGGTTTGTAATGTACGTTGTACAGCACTTTCAACAGGTTCTACTTTTAATGTTTCAAACAGATATTGATCATACAATTCATCTCGGCACCAATGGTCTAACTTAACACCGCTCTTAATTACAAAATCAATAAACTTAGTTGGATATAACGGATTTACATTGTTGATAAAACTTCCGAACTTTACAAACGCATTATAATAACTACTATCTGCAAAATCATTATAACTTTTATTTTTCTTAGCATTCTGTGTCAGTTGCCAAAACCGATTAAATGCCATGAAGCCTGCTTGTACACGTTTCTCATCTTTTTGTAAGGCACGCCGTTTCCTTTCGCACATATGGGCTACAAGAGTCTTCTCTTGCATAAAACTCTTTTTGCAATGCACACAATTATACGGCTGATTTACCAATGCTATCACTCGTATTCTTTCCTTTGCTTCTTATCAAATCCCATACCATCTAACAATTCATCTTTTTCATCATCAGTCATTAGTCTAGCCAATAGCTTAACATCTTCAATTTTATAACTAGGGTGCAGCTCTGCTAATAACTTTTCAATTTTATTAAATTCTTTTTTAAGTGCAGGTAGATATGGGTGATACGTTTTGACTCCGGCACCGACTGCTGCGTATAGTTGCCATAACAATTTTTCGTTATCTTTACCTAGACTAAAGTAGTTTTTATTTACTAATTCATTAGTACGTTCTATAAACCATTCTTGCAAATCGCTATCATTAGAGTCAACATTACTAACATAGCGCATTAGGATATATGGACTGAATTCTTTTAATTCTAGTGTGGAGAGATTATCATAAAAGTCGTAATTTTTATTATCAACCGCAGCTAGCAATCGAGATAAATCAAGTTCTCGTTTCTTTTTAGGTTTAGCTTTTTTTGCGGTTGCCATATCGTTCTTCGTAATCTTTTGTTAGGTAATATGTTATTTTAACACGATCAATAGCTTCTTGTAAAGTGGGATTGAGTTTAGCGGCTCGGTGTATATTACCCCAGAGCTGACTTTCTCTTATTTGGTCTCTTATTGAGATATTCTCTTTAACCAAATAGCGGTCAATGGAATCAGCCTGACGGACATATATAGTCTCACCCTTGTCTGGGCTTTCAAATATTTGAGCCATTTACCAACACCTTGTATAATCTACCAATTCACTTTGACGACTAACTTCTTTGACAAAATATGCACAGGTAGG